AAGAAGCTATCTTAAAAGCTGCTAAGATTGAAGCTGATACTGCTGAAGTAGTTAAGAGTTTAGGTGCTATTGATGAAGCTGACCAACCTGCTATCGTTAAAGCTCTAGTAGCTGATGAAGCAAGTGCTGTAGTTCTTATTAAAGCTTTCACTGATATGGGTGCTGCTGTTATTAAGGCTAAAGAAGAAGCTGAAGAAGTTCGTAAATCTTTCGGTGAGAAAGAACAGACAGCTGAAGAAGCTCAAGTTAGTGAGACAGTAGATACTACAGTTGTACCAGATATGGCTGAAACTATCGCTAAAGCTCGTGCTAAATTAAACTCTAAATAATATTATTCTAAAGGAAAGATAAAATGGCTATTTACACTCGCGAACAGATTGTAATTGATTCACTTCAAGGTGCATCACAAACAATGACTCACGAAACAATCCAAGTTACTAAAACAGCTACTATGACTAACGGTACTTTGTTACTTGCTAACCGTACAGAAGCTGCAAGTGGTGACTTAGCTGCTAACATCGTTTATGTAATCGATGATGTTGCAATGACTCGTACTAATATCGCTGTAGGTGAAGTACTGACAGTTTCTGCTGTTTCTGGCTTAGATTGGGTTAAGTTCAACTCTAACGCTCTTAAGATCGGTTCTACTGCTCTTACTAGTGGTGAAGTTACTACATTCGCTAAGAAAACTCAAGCTGTATAATAACAATAATAAATTAATAGGATAATACTATGCCAATCAAAAATGGTGATCAACACTTACAAGACTTCTCACAACTAATGACTTTAGTTGATCGTGAAGAGAATATGCTAGAGAAGATGAGCATCTTCAAGACTGACACTTCTGGTTCTACAGTAGCGACATTTGAACGTCGTATTGACGGTACAGATAATATGTACTCTGTTGGTCGTGATGCTGATCGTCAGACTTCTGGTGACAATGGTGCTCAAGACGCTCACTTAGAAATCCCTTTCTTCACGCTAGATAAAAGTATTAAACAAACAGAGTTAATTAACTTACGTAAGTTTGGTACTCAAGAGTGGGAATCAGTAGCAGGTAAAGTAGCAGAATTTATTGCTCGTTTCCAACGTGGTCATGTACGTAATATTAAGAAAGCTATGTATACTGCCCTTAAAGGTAGTGGCTATGCTCCTGATGCAGCAGGTAACCCTCGTCCTAACTTAGCTCGTAACTATCAAGCTGTTTGGGGTGTTGCTAACGCTGATATGTTCAATGGTGCAGCAGGTGGTGCTAAGGCTTATGATTTAACTGACCAAACTTCAAACCCTGCTGACGAGTTTGAGCTGTTCCGTCAACATGTTGTAGATAACGCAGGTGATGAAGGTGATAACTACGCGATAGTTCAGTTATTAGGTTCTGGTGCATTCACTGCTCTTAAGAATCACTCAGATTACGTAGAAGCCTATGCAAGTTTCGCCTCTGAAGAAGAACCTCTTCGTCAACGACTAGGTGGTATTGGTAATACTCGTGTTCTTAAGTGGCAAGGCGTTACTTACATCGAAGATCGTTCTGGTGAGATTGCTACAAATGAAGGCTTCATGTTCCCTATGGGTATGGATATCTTTGAGCTACGCTTTGGTCCTCGTAATACTGTTAATGGTCATGAAGAGGCTATCCAAGAAGCTTACTTGTATATTGATGAGCAAGTTCGTAAGATTAAAGCAGAGTCTGAGACAGCCGTGTTAGCTGTTGTAAAACGTCCAGAATTAATTGCCCACTACACGTACACTGTGTAAGCAATTACTTATATGACTTAGGTCATTTAAAGAGAAGCCTTTGTGCTTCTCTTTTATTTCAATATATATTCCTTTTGAGTGTATACCGAAATAAAAGAGAGAGATAATAAATGAGTTATAAATACTTCAAGAATAATAAACAGTTCTTCCTTCACCTTAAAGAACAAGTAAAAGATTTAGATTTCAACAGCAGTGTAGTTGGTTATCGTTATACTTTCTATGTTGAGACTGAAGACGGTTTAAAGCCACACAGAGCACGTAGTATGCCTCAGTTTGTAGCTGCTATCAACCCTTACTTAGAAGAATCTAAGAGGTTTGACCCTAAGCGTTGTCAACAGAAAGGTCAGTTTGGTTGGATGATGTATTACCTAGCTGATGCTCCTGTAGTCACAGAAGTGGTAGAGGAAGTGGTAGAGGAAGATTTACCATCAGTAGGTGATTTATCTGCTACAGTCCCTGACGATTCTTTACTGGACTTCTCAGTAGATGAAGATTCAGAAGAAACAGAATCTAAACCTGTGATTGATATGGAGAAGGTTAAGTCTTTCCCTAACAAGCAGAAAGGTAAGAATGATTTAGCGGTATATGCTGCTGAGTTTGGTATTACAGTTAAGTCTACAATCAAGCTTGATGCCATGATAAAAGTTATTGAAGAAGCTATCTCAGAGTAGCCTATTTATGCCGCTGACACTTAATAGGTGTTAGTGGCTTTTTTCGTATTAGAGGATAGTAAATTGCAATATAACAAGACTATAGTAACCAAACCCCTTTCATGTTCAGCAGGTGATAGTCATCTAATTGACCTACCTGTAGGTGATACATACTTCATCTCACTTAAAGAATGGGCAGCACCTACACTACCTTTCCTGTCTGCTGATAATAATATACCACCTCAGATACGTCCCAGTGTTTACTTAGAACACGACTATAAGCAGGTATGTACATTGGTAGCAGAAGGTACTGATATGACCTTTACGGTAAGCCTGACAGAGCCTGTGGCTACTGATACAAGTGTTGATTGGACTATTACAAATGGTGGTAGTGTTGACCATGATGGTTTGAGAGATACTAACTCTACAAGTGATGATACATTCAGTTATATCAATGATGTGCATGGTGTGAGTGTTGATGGTGACTTTGGTATCCTGACTGGTACAGCTACTATATTAGCAGGTACTGACTCTATTGATGTTACTGTAGGAACTAATGATGATGGCTTATGGACAGGTGGTGCTAACACTTATAAGGTGTTCACTGTTACACTAAGTAATTTATCTGATCCTAATATGTTATTACTTGCAGGTAGGGATAGTGCTATTGGTTTGATAGAGGATGTGGCTGTTACTCCTGCCTTAGAGGGGACGATAGATTTGAGTATACAAATGCATGACTTAGTAGCTACAGAGCCTCTGATAAACCCCTCTACAAGCTCACAAGATATGTTTGACCTTAGTTTAGATACTGGTGGTGATAGTAATATAAGAACAGTTATCATAGATGATGTACCTATGGTGAGTATGACATTCACCCCTAATACCGTTGTTGCTGCTGATGCTAGTGATATGACGAATGGGACAGTGTTTGTACAAGCTATCATCCAGAGTGGTAGACGAGATTAGTTAGGTAAGAGCCTCTTGGTATTAGTTTACTGAGAGGCTTTGTTGTATCTGGACTAAACTACTTTCAATTGTTTAAGTTGTTTCTTATTCTTGGTTGTTTCTACTTGTAACATCAGAGCGATCATCTGATAATCCAGTCCTGCACCTAAACCCATAATAATTGTTTCGATGGTTGCTAGGTAAGCTGAGACACCACCCACATGACCTTGTTCACAGATGAACTTAAAGGTTGGTAAACCATCAGTCAGTTCTTTAGGTGTATAACCAGATACGGCTTTACTGATCAGTCTATTGAAGTTAGTGAACAGGTTGGTACGTTTACGTGTATCATCGGTTAGTTCTTCAATAAGAGAATTCATCTTATCACGTAGGCGTTTCTCACGGTCAATCAGTTCTTGAGGGATTGCTACACTTGTTGCAATATCAATAGCTGCTTTAGCATCGCCAGAAGCTGCTGCTTCAAATGCTTCAAATACTGTATCGTAGAAAGATTTATCTACATAAGCTGCAAGTTTAAGTAAATCTGTTTTATAGAGGTATGTTCCACCATAACGCCCTTTCTTGTTTAAAGGGGTAATATTCACGTAATTAGATCCCTCATCTTTTAATGACGTAAAATTCACGTAATTAGATTCTTCGTGTCTTTTCCAGTTATCTACTTTCCTACGTGCTGAATCTTTGTTGTAGTTTACTCCCTCAAGTAGGTCTTGTGCTTTATACATTTGACCTTTCTCGGTATCGTGTGTTTGTAGTTCTACTAGGTTATCATTCAACTTCAATTTAATCATTTGTTATTCTCCAATTTTAATTTATCTTTAATTTCTTTATTTTGTTCTTCCCAACTCAAGCTGAGAAACCTAAGGTCTTCGTTTGCTATTGTTATCCCTTCATCTTTATATACATCGTACTCTCCTCTTAAAATATTATCAATAACTGATCTGTCAGCACCAGACCCTCTTTTATGTTCTTGTAGAAACCTGATACGTACTTCAAATGCTTCTGTAATAGTCATGTTATCTCTCCTCTCTGTGAAATATTTCCATACAACCATCTACTTCATACCAAGGTAGTTCTGCATTCTTACCTCCATTCCAGATAAGTAGTGCTGTTTCTTGTGCAAGGTCTATTAAGTCTTTGGTTAATTCCCTATCTTCATCTCCACACCATTCGTTAAGTAGCCATTCAGATGCTTCCATCAGTTTTTGTAAGCTTATGCGTTTCATATTATTTATCTCCTGTAATAAATTCTCTAGTTAGCTTATCTACAATCATATCGTAAACAGGGATCATACTTTTATACTTATCAGTTGACACAGTATCTGTATCTGTTACATTTTGTATTCTTTCTAAGAAGGAGGAGTAAGGTATACTTACTTGGCAACCTACAGATACAAGAACCTCATTATCTTTTGTGTGGAATAGTACACTACGTTTCTTACCACCTTGATTAGTTAACTCTACGTAATTGTCTGTCAGTTCAACACCGTTACCTAGTTCAACATCGTTACCTAGTTTAACATCGTTACCTAGTTCAACATCGTTACCTAGTTTAACAGAGTTACCTAGTTCAACAAAGTTACCTAGTTTAACAGAGTTACCTAGTTCAACAAAGTTACCTAGTTTAACAAAGTGACCTAGTTTAACACAGTTACCTAGTTTAACACAGTTACCTAGTTTAACAAAGTTACCTAGTTTAACACCGTTACCTACCCATAACGGGTAGTCTGTTCTAGGTAAGATAGTACACTTTCCCACCTTACCTCCTATTTGACCTTTCTTTATACCCCAGAAATCAGTAAGTGCTTCAATGTGCATGTTATCGTTTATTTTCCAGTATTGAGTTTTCATATGGCTTATCCTTTTATTGTTTAGTTGGTGTAGAGTATACGTGTTTATTTATGATGGTCAAGTGTTTATTTTATGTATTTTCAATTAATTTTGGTTATGTGTTATAATGGTTATATTAAAGAGAGGAATAAAATATGAGCATAACAAGTAGGTCAAAAGGTATCCCTAGTGGCAGAGGAGGTGGTTCTGGCGGAGCAGTAGCAGTTAATAATACTGACTGTGATATAGCTAACGAGGTCAGTCCACAAGCTGCTAGAATAGTAGTTGGTGATGGTTTAGGTTTCATGGCCTACACAGATGCAGATGATCCTAGTTGTGTCATATTAGGTGTCCCACCTAACTTCCTACCCCCGTTCCCTTTGGGTGTTACGGATAGAGCTAATACTGACGTTAGGGTAGGTGAGCCAGTGGCTAATTTCCTAGCGGGGTTAAACGAGAACTGGGTAGGAACAACAAAGAAAGCTACACAACTTGGTAATATCTCATGGCAATCAGGTCAATGTACTGGTTTCGGTGGTACTTCGTCTATGCGTATCCAAGTTACAGGTATAGACTTAGGTGCTAATTACTTTGACCATACATTCCCTAGTGCAGGAGATTCACAACAAACTGAGGGTAGAGTTAACTTCCGAGTAGCTAATACAGCCCCCGATGGTGACGGTAGTAGAAATGCAGCTACTGTTCGTATGGAAATTGGTTTAGCAGGTTTATTACTAGATGCGGGTAATGGTCATACTTCTGGTAGTTTCAGAGTTACGTTTACTCATACAGATTTTGATTTCACTATAAGGACTTTCACGGAAGAGTTCTTCTTAGATGATGTAGCTAATCCTGCTGTAACTATCACTAATGATATACAAGGTGGTCTTGCTTTCAGTATGATTGAGCCTGTAGATTATCAAGTTAATACAGTATTGAAACATATATCAGGTATCAGTTACTTTACTACAGGTTCTCAGTGGGAAGTTGCTACGGGTGTTATACATGAACACAATAGAGATTCTAGTAGACCGACAGAAAGTTTACTCATAGAAACTCATGGTACTGGTGTAGCTGATTACAATGTATCTCCTTGGACACATGATCAAGACTTTATCTTCGTAGAGACTGCCACTAAGGATCGCTTCGATAATGATATGTTATACTCCCCAGATGAGAGTAGGGTTGCTATTAACCGAGCTAACTTCAGGCATATAGGTGATTCTACTGCGAGTATCCGTGTAAGAGATTCTTGGCAGATGAGTAGTCCTTTCAACTCAAGTACAGTAACCACTTGTGTAGATACCTTCTTAGATGATTCTACTAATCTAATTGAAACATTCAATGGTGAGTCTAGGAGACTACAAGGGGATTATACTACCGCTTGGGATAGTACTCGATTCCTTGTGAATGGAGAGGCTGCGGTATTTGGTGGTGCTCTTATGAGACCAACTAGTATATTCGATATTGATGAGAATGTAGATGGTGCTATAGGTAGTAGTAATAACCTATCTACTTACACACCATCACTGGACGCTACAAACAATGCAAGAGTACAACCAGATTACAGTGGGTTAACAAACAGTGCTGTATTCTTCAGAGAGTTCTTAGCCGCTAACCCTACTACAAGTTACAGTAATATGACGTTCAACATTGTAACTAGGAACGGTGTTGCTTTTGATCTTAACAGTGGTGACCTTAAGATATATCTTTGGAAGTTAGGTTCCTCAGCACCGACATCTCCTAACCTTACTATACCACCTGCTTTTGATCCTGCTAACCCTGAACTAAGTAAAGTTAATTCTATTTGGGTTCACGATACTTACAATTTCGCTTCGTTTGATGACGGGACTACTCAGTCTGCTGCTACCAGTGGTTGTCAGGTTAATATAGTAGGTAACACTATAACCTGTACTTTCGGTGGTGCCAATGTAGAGCGTGGGGTATTGGTTAGGTTTGAGATATCTAATAATGTAATAATTGATCAGGTAACTGCTTCATTCTAACAGAGGTTCTTATGGAATTATTTAAAGATGTAGGTTTGATAGACCTCGGTAACGGAAAATATCAATTAATAATAAAAATAAACAATATCAAAGAAGAACGTCTAACTTTAAGTGAATCACAGATTAATCATCTGATCTCTCAGTTCCAAGCAAGAGGTTAACTATGGCGTTTACTTCCGAAGAAATAGTAAAACTAGCAGGGGCGGTATTAGCTGCGGGAACCATTGACAGTCACGACTCTGCTTGGTACGAGAAGTTACAACCTAATAGCTTCATAGTAGACCCGAGTAGTATCTGGTCTGAGATGAATTCCCTTAAAGCACTTCCTGCTAATAACTTTGCACAAGCTGTAAGTCATGCTGTATCAAATAGCAATATAATCGGTAGGTACGGTATCAATGATGACGGTACTTTCAATGATGCTACGGCTATTAGATTAACACCTGTAGCAGGTACAAACAATAAATCTTATGTAGCATTCAATACTTATAACACACCTGCTGATGGTGTACAGCGTAACTGGATACAACCTCAGTTAGTCCCGAGGGCTAATGGTTTCCCCTCTGCTGCGTACTCCCCTATTATCTTCTCAGGACCACCTAGTAATGGTAATATGATATCTACTGCGGTAGGTAATGACGGTAATTGGGTTTCACACTTCTGGAACCCTGCGGTAGGTATGTTACTCATATCTGATGCAGATGCCCCACCAAGTGCAAGTTTCCCCAGTACAGACATATACCTTTGTGGTTTTTTCTATAATGGACAGACAGGTGGTGCAGGTGGTTCTTCTGGTAATACTATTACCTTAGAAGATGAAGACTCTAGATGGAGGATAACCTCTGAGGATTCTGCTCACTTACATTTTGAGCGTTATGATGAAGTAAGTGATGGTGTCTTTGATTGGAGTACTAAGTTCAAGATAGGTGGTAGTGCGGCTACGGATGGATTGGTATTAACACAACCACACGGTATTAGTGTTGACCTTACAACTAACTCCTTAGATGAAGATGGTAGTCCTGAACTTAGAGAGTTGTTCACAGTATCTGGTGAGAACCAAGATTTTAACTTCGGTAACTCTGAACATCAAACTGTATTAGAGACTAAGAAAGGTACAGAGGTTCAAAGGGCTGATACGGTATTAAGTGAATCGACTATAGACAATAGGCCTTTGTTCGATGAAGATATAGTCCTTGATCATACAGATAGTCCCGAGGCGGGAAGTTTCACAGAGATCTCTTGGGTCAGTAATATCAATTATAATACTGATACTACGCACATAAGATTCAACACCTTAGCTTTTGATACACTGGAGACTACGGACGATATAAAAGGTGTACCTGTCCGTGTATCTGTAGAGGATTTTGATGGTAATCTTCAATGGGAGAATATATCATTGGCGGGACTGAATGCAGGTATTAACGGTTCTGTTAACCTGACTACGGGCTTCAATTTTTATGATGTAAATCCAAAATATAAAGACGTTAGGTTTGCAAAGACTATTACAAGACTGACTATAGCTAATGGTCATAGGGTTAAGTTATCTGGTGGTACCTACAGTTATTTTGATGAAGTTTCAGGTACTATAAAGAACCAGTTTGTACCTAGACAGAAAGCAGAAGTAGAATATCTTAGTTATGTTAATATCCTAGATGAATCAAACTTTCGTGATCAGATATGGAAGAACTCTAATACTGTAATAGATAACGGGGTTGGTGTATGGTATCCTATAGAGAATAACCTACAATACACACAATTGGCTGCCCCTGCAGAACACACAAAATCCAATGAAGCGGTCTTAGGTAATTACAATGATAAAACTTACCTAGCTTCAGGTAAAGGTGGTTTGCATATACTCTTTCAAGATGACTCTACACGGAAAGAGTTTTGGACGGAAGGTGATATTGGTCGTTTAAATTCAGGTATAGTACCTACTGCGGTAATAGAGACAGACACCATAACCCTTGATCTTGAGTCAGTTTTCGAATCTGAATTAAATACTAACCATTGGGATGTGGTTAATGTAGAGAATTTCTTCCCTTTGATAAGGTATGATGGAGCAGACCCTATATCGTACCGTGTAGTGATAGAAAGCACTTCTATGGGTAGGGAACAGTTACAAGAAAACATAAACAAATATGAATTCTTAGATGGTAAGCTAAACACGCAGTACAAAATAGACCCTACGCTTAACCCCGATAGTCCTGTATATGAGAAGCTACGTTTACCAAGGAAATCTTTTACAGTTAACAGGCATACCCCTAGGGGTATCGTGTATCAGTTTCAAGAGCCTGTAAAGGTTTACGGTTATTATGATAATGGTACTTTTGTTCCTAGTATAAAAGCACAAGTTGTTCAGGTGGTGGAAAGTCCTATTGTTACAGGGGATGATCTTGAAGAGCGCGTAGATGAGATACAAGGTGAGCAAGAATGGGCATACGCCACAGAGCATAATTGGCCTACCTTGCACGAAGTACCTAGTGATATGTGGCTTACTGATGAAGATGGCGAGGTGTTGTTCTGGAGTGACCTAGAAGCTCTATATGGTGACACTGATGAACATCAATGGATTTTCACATCAGGTCAAGAAGCCTACTACGAACCTATGTTTGCACAGGGTACTGCAACCGCAACTGCTAATACCTTTACAGTAAACCCTTTAGTTGTGCATATACCATATGATCAGGTTAAGAATTTTGATGTCTCTTTTGCTTTCGGAGAAGATTGGCCTCAAGGTTGCACGGGACAACTGACTATTTACATAGCTACACATGGACGAGGTTTGGATACTAGGATAGATATAAATGTACCTCACAACGCATCTATCCATTACAAGTTCAGTACAAGAAGGGATGGTAGGTATAGTTACAGAGCCACACCTTACAATGTAAACCTTGCCTCTACTGTTGTTACAGGTGGAGACTTATCGGGTACATACCCTGCTGATCCATCACCACCTGTTGATGCAGGTTAGTTAACAGCCCTTCTCGGAGGGCTAGTATAACACAAGTGTTTCTTTTATGGTATAATCATATTAACAATAAAGTAAAATATAAAGGATATAAGTATGCCTCGTAAGGTATCCAGTTTGGCTTTAGAAGCCAATAAAAATGTAGTTAATGGGCATCAGGTTGTAGTAACTGACCCTACCAATTTCTCACTGTTCAGAGTTCCAGTTTCTGAATTCCGTGGGGCTAGTCTTTTCACTTCAGATATAGCACCAACCGAGACTCCAGAGGATATCACAATCCCTGCCTACCATGCAAATGATTTGTTCTTGCAACGGACTACTGGTGGTGAGTTCATATTCAAACGTAATCCAACTAATAGTGCGTGGGTGAATGAGTCTAAACTTAACGGTTTGCGTGTACTAACTGCTGATGATTTTGATCCTGCTTTAAACCTAGATGATAGAACAACTAACTTCTTACACGATTCTATCTTTGAAGGTGATTACTACTTAAATCGTAAGTATAATATTTTGTTTGGTGGTTACTCTGCTGTACTAGGTTTCCACTTCGATTTCGATAACTTTGAAGGTTACCAAACATTTAGGGCACCTACCACATTCACAATGCAAGGTACGGATGCTCTCGGTTACGATAACCCTGTACAGTACTTAGCAGATTACTTAGCTGATGTTGGTGTAAGTGATGAAGATAAGTACCGTATACGTAGACCTATTCATGGTGATAATGTCAGGTTGTTACTTGAGGGTGACGAGGGTCATGAAGGTTACTGGTTCGAGTTTGATGAAAGTATACCTACAACTGCGGGTGACTTCGAGTTAGCTTACTTAACTAAGTTAGGTACTGATGGTATTCAGACTGATGTTAAGCGTAACTGGAGACAGCCTAAAGTATGGAATGAAACCTTAGCACCTGTGCAGAACTCTAAGAAATACTTACAAGATGATATTGTATTCGACCTGAACCTAGGTGTTATGTATTATGAGTATAATGAAGCAGCTCCAGTACCTACCACAGATCTAGGGGTCTTATTCGGTGGTCAAACAGTATTAAAAGCTGAAGGTATCAAGTTAGCTCAAGCTAATGACGGTAGTTGGTCTACTCCTACAAAAGATGATAATATCTACAAGAATGGGGATATAATTCTAACTAAAGAGGGTAACACACCTAGGCTACATAATTATGTGTTTGGTGCTGCAGATGATGCTTCTGCTTGGCCTCTGTTCTCAGTATTACGTTGTAGTGTAGGGCATGATTACCTAAGTACTGATACAGCTATAATAGCTTATACTACAGACTACCCTTATATCAACGGTACTATGGTTGTAGATGGTGACACTTATGTATCAACCTACACACCTAATGTTAAAACTAAGCATTATAACGAAGGTTGTGTAATAGACTACGATAATAAGAATATTACTTGGGGTGCTAATTATGTACATGGTCACCCTACAAGAGTATCTTTTGCAAATACAGATAATATCCCCACACGAGATGATCTAATCTATTACGAAGGTGAGATTATACGTAATAATCTAGGTGACTTGTTCAAGTATGTAGAGGGTCAATCCTCTAATGTTGATGCTTTTGAAGTTATACCTAACCTTAGAGCTAAAGCTCATGTTGTGGTAGAAGATACAGACGGAGACTATATACCTGATGTTAACCAAGGTGCGATCTTTGTTGCAAGTGACAACGATACTCTAGAGGTTAGATGTACCGCAACTAACAGTGATAAAATAGTACTTTACACTGCTAAGGTAGACGAGGTAGGTGGTACTATCGAATGGGTTGACCGTAGAAGTAAATACGGCACAAGAACACACCAGTTAAACACTTTCGATGAACCATTACCAGACAACGACTTGTATGTGACAGGAGAGTTCTGTGTTAATTCTTCTGGTCGTAGGTATGAATATACAGAGACACCTGCGGGAGGTTGGATATTCCATGACTGGGTAAGGGCACCGCATGTATTTGAGATCAGTGAAGAGAATACTTACGTACCAAATTTAGATTTAAAAACTATGGTTACTACCGTATCACCTATGAGATTACAAATAGGTGATCAGATTTTAGTAAATGTTAATGGTTCTAGTACAGGAAAACAGTTTGCCTACGATTTAATAATAGGTGAAGTTTTATCAGGTAGGTACAATCCAAATTTACACAGAGTACATACATCTACGGACATAACACCTCCAGTTCAGAATGACAGTGATTATTCTGAAGGAGACTACATGGATAATGGTGTCACTGGTTGGAGGTACGGACCTTACGTAGAAGGCGCAGCTAATGATTTGGATGCGTGGCCTACACTTAGACGTATGATGGTACCTGATAACAGTGTACCTTTGGCACATCACCAAAGTCTAGTGTATTCTCATGGGGACTATGTGAAGTATAGGGGTAGTTTATATAGTGCCAATAAGTCTATTGATGGCTCTGTAACACCAGTACCTTTCTCAGAAGATGATTGGGAAGTAGAAATTATAGGTACTACTGATTTACGTGATGAAGAAGTGGGTTCTCCTACAAAGGATGACAGGTTTACTTTGGACGTTAAGAATGGTCAATTGCACTTGATAAGGAATCCATAATATATGTTTTTTCCTAATGCGGGAAGTCAGCAGGTCTTGAAACCTGCTGCAACGGGGATAGTAAGACCCTACACAGGTGATCTTGCTGCTCTAGTAGGTACTCATTGGCATCTTGCCGATGGGACTACTGTAGATACATACACCAAACCTAATATACAAGGTCGGTATATAAGAGCATCCACATTATCTACAGATATAACAGGTACTACATTAAGTCAAACTACAGGTGCTCCAGACAACCCTGTAATATTAAGTGGTGGTGAACATAGTCACGGTAATGAGACTAATGCTAATGCCAATACTAGTGGAGCAGGTGCTCACACACATACAGGTTTTGTTGTATCTATACCTTATATGAAGGTTAATATGAGGGGAGGTAACGCTGACAGTGGTAGTGGTAATGATAGGTACAGTAATGATGCTAACGGTATGGGTGGTGCAACTAAAAATCGAACTGTCTCCGTACCTTTGCATTTAAACTCTCACAATCACAGTCACACTATGCTATTCCGTAATACTGTTTCACCGACAACACACTCTCATGATCCAAGTAACTTAATAAGTGATACAAACATCACCCAACCAGACCATGTTATAGTTAATCACATAGTTTATATAGCCGAGGTACTGAATGTTTAATATACAAGAAGTTATGTTAGAGAGTATTGTTATGTACGCTAGTAGTGATCCAATACCCGTGGGGTATGCACCTTGTGATGGCGGTATATACAACGGAGTTACTACTGTAAACATACCTGTAGGTCACTACTTGAAACAAGATAGTGCCTCTGCTGTTGGGTTAGTTTTAGGTATGTCTACTGCGATGCCCACAAGTAATCTAGGGGGTACATCTTCTGAATCGCATACACATACTGCCAGTGGTGATACTAATCTGTCAGTTAGTGCTAACCACAACCATAATACTGCAAACACTACAGCACGAACCTATACGCATAGTGTGGTAAACAGGGGCTTGAATAATGGAGCTAATTTCACTTTTGCGAATATAAGTAATGGTACTACCACTAGGACAGTAACCGTTAATGTATCAGGTACTCTGAGTAACACAGGTACCCATTCACACAACATTGCCAGTTACACTGCGGGTAATTCTGGAAACTCATCACATTCACATGAGGTTTCTGGTGGTGATGCAGTCACAGAACCTAATAATGTTCAAGTTAGGTATATAATGTATGTTGGAGTTTAATAATGATTTTTGAATATGGGAATTTAAATACTGTTGAATGGTATCATGGGGATATTAATGATCTTCCTGATGGGTATTGGTATTGTGATGGCAGAAGTATTACCTCTACTTTGTACGGGGTTGTGGTTTTACCTGATATGACGGACTCTTACCTCAAGAATGGGGACTGGGACGGGATTAAGAATAACTATAAGACCTCTATTGCCAATATGTCTCACGAAGATACTACAGGTAGTCACAAACATGCTTTTAACATATCTGCTGTAAATAGTAATAATACAGGTAACGGTAATTCGGCACATAGTCATAACAGGACAAGTAATTCTTACAATACAGCAGTTGCGTATTATTCCTACTCCACTTACAGTCAACCTAACCGTATGAACAACAGTGCTAATAATAGGTGGTACAGTAGTCATGGTACTACAGGAGCTTTAGCCACAGGGAGTAGTACTAATACTGGTAATCATAGTCATGCTTTCAATAGGAGTTTTACAGCAGCTAGTGTTGCAGGTGGAGGAGAACATAACCATAACATAACAGCAGATTTTTGGGATACAGAGACTAGACCAGATAGTGTGATAATGCACCCTATCATGTTCTTAGGTCACGGTATTGTTAATTAGTTACAGGCAATAAAAAGGAGACCCGAAGGTCTCCTTTTATTCTGGCTTAGGTGGGCAATGATCACTTACCCAAGCCGTTATTATGCTTTTCTCAACATCGTCAACCCTATTACCCCTGTGCTCACAATCCATCCAAGGGGAGAATAATACAAGTTGACCTGCCTTAGGTCTTACAGCTATTTTCTGATTTGTAAACACAGTATAGCCGTATTGCTCTTTGGTTACAGGTAACTCATTAAGCGTTAACATCCAAGTTAATCTTCTATATAAATACTCCGCAGGATCTGCATGTCTCTGTACACAACACTCTGCGTGGTTTGCAGGGTAACCTCCTCCTCTCTTCCTCTCACCTTCTACTTTCTTATAGTGTTGATACTGTCCATGCTCTAATCTAAAAACCCTAGCAATAA